TGACACCAGAACAGCTGAAAGGCTTTTATCTTGGAAATGCCTTGAAGTATCAACTGCGATTCCAGAAGAAAAACGGTCTTGAAGACCTAAAAAAAGCCAGAAAGAATCTTGACTGGCTTATCGAGGAGATGGAGCATGAGAATTAAAACATCAATGGGAACAATCATCAATGTTGATAGGATAAAGCGCAGTATCACAGTTGAGGGTATTGAATTAGGCTCAGATTGTCGTGCTTTAGTATCTAAACACAAAGATGGTACAGGTACAATAACACTAGTTTTTGATGGGAAAATAATTTAAAACATTAGTTAAAATAGAAACGAGGTGAGCGATGCCTTTCTTTCCAGAAATAAACGAAGTCAAAACAAAAGAAAACGCCAAGAAAGTATTAGAAGGATATCCTCATTGGCGTCGTGTAGCGAATGATACAGATGGTCAGAAGGTGACAACTACGTACTCTTTTACGCCTCGGTGTCCTGGGAATAATGCAACTAGTCAAGTGGAGAAACTGGCAATTCGAAAAGTTGATGCAGAGTTAGAGATAGATGCTATTGAGCAGGCAGTTAGTAATTTACATGATCCTTACTATCGTAAAATCATATACGAGAAGTACCTTGTATGGTATCCTAAAAAAGATGAAACAGTATATAATGAGCTTGCAATCTCAGAAAGTTCATATTATGAAATTCTTGGAAAGGCTCTACTGGCGTTTGCAGAGCTATACCGAAATGGTGAACAAGTTGTAATTTTGGAGTAAGAGCGGAGTAAGTCAAGAGTAATTATCAATTTTAACGTGCTAAAATAGTATTATCCAATGATTGGGCAACGAACAGTCATGAGGACTCCTAAAAATATAGAGGTTTCGGCCTCTTAGACAGTAAGGATAGGTTAGCAGGTTGTTTGGGTCTCCTTTAAAATTTTTACCAAGCGTGCGTTTTACTGCTAGACCAGCTGGTTCAATTCCAGCTACTGTCATATTCAATGCCACGACCAGTGGCTTTTTATGTAGAAAGGAGAGGTACATGAAGAAAGTAGAACCAATTCGTGATCTAGATGATATCGAACGAATGAAAGATTATTTAAAATCAAAAAGTGAACGAAACTATATTCTCTTTTTATTTGGGATATACTCGGGTTTGCGAGTAAGCGATATCGTTCCTCTTCAAGTAAAACATGTTACCCAAGACAGAATAGAGATCAAAGAGAAAAAGACAGGGAAAGTAAGAAGGTTCGCAGTTAACCCAGAGTTAAGAAAAGCCTTGAACCGCTACATAAAAGAAAATAATCTTGAAAGTTACGACTACCTCTTTCCGAGCAGGAAGAAAGTAAGGGGCGATGGACTTAGAATCAAACATATAGGAAGAGTAGCTGTGTATCAATTTCTAAATGATGCAGCAAATCATTCTGGACTTGAACACATTGGTACTCACTCAATGAGAAAAACATTTGGGTACCATCACTACAAACAGAATGGTAATATAGCTATCTTAATGCAGATACTTAATCACTCTGCACCAGATATAACATTGGACTATATAGGCTATAATCAAGATGAAATAGATGAAAGTATGCTTACTTTTACGTATTAAAAGCATGTCTATTTATCATATTGAGAAACGGTAGATTCAATAAATTAGAAATGTGGCTGAAGCATTGTCTAGACTGAGTTAAAGCAGGTTCTCTCGAAAGTCACAAAATATAAGATATGTTAAATACAAGAGGGGGTGGGTGCACTAAAAACACCCCTGCTTTGAAAGATACCGAGGGGGTACATTTGAGAATACCAACCCCCTCCTTTAAAAAGAAAGGACCCCTCCCTAGATGAATACCAACCCCCTCCGCGCAGACCGTAGTGGACCACATAGGGTAGCCTTTGAGAAGAATAAAAAGATTATCTTAAAGACAAGAAACACTTGTGGGATATGTGGCCAGTCTGTAGATAAAGACCTGAGATATCCTCATCCATTAAGTCCAGTCATTGACCACATCGTTCCAGTAAATAAGAATGGACATCCATCTGATATTGCTAATTTGCAGTTAGCGCATTGGCAATGTAATAGACAGAAGTCTGACAAGCTATATGCCGATGAAAAGACAAACGGAACAAAAGTCATTGGCAATAGGAACTTGCCACAAAGTACAGATTGGTTTAAATATAAGAGTTAATATTAAAGCCATCAGTAATCATTTAAAAAATAAATAGACCGTGTTTTAAAAAAATAATTAGACAGAGATTAAAAAAGAGGACGAGTGTTCCTGCCAAGGTGGGGGGATGACCCCCTCCCCCTCGGTGCTTCAGGGCTTCACACCGTCACTGTACATTTTTTCTCGCGGGAAATGAAAGGTAGTTGTATAAAATGACATTGAAAGGTATGGGCTATCTCAGGAAGAAGCTAGCCAATTACAAAATGGGTGTAGATACTAGATACAATCAGTATGCTATGCAACACAATGACATAGATGTTGGTATTACGATACCACCTCAAATCAGGCAACAATATCGAGCGGTCTTAGGTTGGGCTGCTAAAGGTGTTGATAGCCTAGCAGACCGTTTGGTCTTTCGTGAGTTTGCCAATGATGAATTTGGAGCGAATGAAATCTTTGCTCAGAACAATCCAGATGTATTCTTTGATAGCGCGATCCTTTCGGCATTGATTGGGTCGTGTTGTTTTGTCTACATATCACAAGGAGATGACGATGACGCTCCTAGGTTGCAGGTTATCGAGGCAAGCAATGCAACTGGTGTTCTGGATCCTATCACTGGCTTGCTGACAGAGGGCTATGCAGTACTGAAGCGAGACGACAATGGTTATGCCGTGCTTGAGGCTTACTTCACTGGTGATGTGACTTGGTTCTATCCAAAAGATGGAAAGCCGTTTGCAATAGGAAATCCAACGGGTGTTCCTTTGCTGGTGCCAGTCATTCATAGACCTGATGCTGTCCGTCCGTTTGGTCGGTCACGAATTACTCGAGCTGGGATGTACTATCAGAGATATGCTAAACGAACGCTTGAACGGTCAGATGTGACTGCTGAGTTCTATTCATTCCCTCAGAAGTATGTGTTGGGATTGAGTCAAGATGCCGAGGCGATTGATACTTGGAAAGCGACTGTGTCCAGCTTGCTGACCTTTACCAAAGATGATGAAGGGGACAAGCCGAATGTGGGACAATTCACCACATCCAGCATGTCTCCTTTTACTGAGCAGTTACGGACTGCAGCGGCTGGCTTTGCTGGGGAGATGGGCTTGACCTTGGATGATCTTGGTTTTGTTTCTGACAATCCGTCATCTGTTGAAGCTATCAAGGCTAGTCATGAGAACTTGCGGTTAGCTGGTCGGAAGGCTCAGCGCTCTCTAGGTTCTGGTCTGCTGAATGTGGCTTATGTCGCAACTTGTTTACGAGATGAGTTTCCTTATTTGAGAAAGCAGTTCAATAAAACGATCGTGAAGTGGGAGCCTTTGTTTGAGGCGGACGCTAACATGCTGACCTTGATTGGTGATGGTGTTATCAAACTGAATCAAGCGGTGCCTGGCTATATGGATGCTGAAACCATCCGTGACTTGACTGGAATTAAAGGGTCAGACAAGCCTGCTCCAGTAGTGAAGGAGGGTACAGATGGTGGAGGATATCGTTCCGAGCCTGCTCAAGAAAATCAAGTCTGAGTTTGAAGGTGCTAGGTTGGACAGTGAGGTCTTGAAAGACTTGCTGTCTAAACTGCATCATAGCAAGGCAAGTTATTTGGACGCCAATAAATATGCTATTGAAATTGGGGAGATACTTTCTAATGTTCTGGGAGCCTCTCTAACGAACGAAACGCTACCAGACGGAAAAATGTATTACAATATCGCTCAACGTGTGCTGACGGACGTTCTGGGGCGAAATTACGAGCTTGTGAGTGATTATGCTGAACAAGTTCAGAAGAATTTGAACTCTGAGGCTAAAATCGGGTTAGCTGCTCAGGTTCCTGAACTCAATCAAGACCGAATTGATGGCCTGGTCAATCGTTTAGCTAGTGAGGAAAGTTTTGATGATGTTCGTTGGCTGTTAGAAGAGCCTGTTGTGAACTTTACTCAGTCAATAATTGATGATACTATCCAAAAAAATGCGGAATTTCATCATAAATCTGGTTTACAACCTGAGATTGTAAGAAAATCTGCTTATCACTGCTGTGAATGGTGTCAGGAAGTTCAAGGTACTTATAAATATCCAAGAGTTCCAAAGGATATTTATCGAAGACACCAACGTTGTAGATGCACTGTTGATTATGATCCTAAAAGTGGCAAAGTCCAAAATGTTTGGAGTAAGGCATGGAGTAAAAGTGACAAAAGTGATAAAATAGGGACAAGAAAGAGTATAGGGATACAATCTGAAATTAGCCAGGTTAGAAAGCTTGCTCTTCAAATAGGTATAACTTCAAACCCTATAACGAAAAGCCCTAAAAAATTAACCGAAGAAGAAATTATTCAAGCGATTAGTGGTGGAGATAAGACAAAAGGCTCTTGTTCATCAGCCGCATTCGCTTATATAGGGAATAAAGGTGGATATACTGTTCTAGATTTTAGAGGTGGAGAGAGTTGCGATTTCTTTTCTAGGAATAGCAGAATCAAAATGATTGGAAACCTACCAGGTGTTAAGATGCATATCGCAAAAAACACAAATGATTTCAAAGCTACAAAGGAATTGTTGGAAAATGTAGAAAACGGTAATGAATATTACTTGGCAACAGGTAGACATGCTGCAATCATTAGGAAGAATGATAATCTAGTTGAATATTTGGAGCTTCAATCAAAAATTGTAAATGGGTTTAAACCATTTGATGACACTGTTTTGAAAAAAAGATTTAAGGCTCAAAAATCTCATGCTGTAAGGGGACGTAAATATGATGTAGATAGTTATCTTATTGATGTAAATTCATTAAAAGACAATCCTGAATTTCATAACATATTGAGTTTCCTTAACACAGCTGAATCTAAACAAATGAAAGGTATCGAAGGACATGAAAAGTGATCACGAAGAAGTGAATTGGTCAGAGTATTGTTACAAGGAAAACGATGATGATAAAATCTGGTGGGTTGATACTTCATGGTATGCCAAAGGATTGATGCTTATCACATTTGATAAAAAGAAGTTCTATAACCTTTTTGAAGATTATCCTCAAAACATGACTTCTGAGGAGATTGAAATCTTTGATAAAGAAAATCCATTTTGGGAAGATTTCTTTTCAGATAGAAAATAATATGTTAGAGCACTCGTAAGGGTGCTTTTATTATGCTTAGAAAGGAGTAACAATGGGAAACACGATTGATTTTTCAGAGAAAAAGTCTAGTCTGGAGCGTGGTGCTTCCGTGAAAGAAATTTTGGAGGAAAATCTTGAAGCTAGTCATAACTATACTTCGGTATTGGTAGTTTCTTTGGATAAAGATGGTGAGATAAATCTTGGCTATAGTTGGGATAGTAGTTTGCAGGCATTGGGAATGCTGGAGGTTGCTAAAAACTATATTTTGAACGTAATCAATTAAATTATCCCAGCGATAGGGTTATCATGCTTGTAAAGGTCGCATTTTAAATGACACCTTTCCAAAGTTGATCCGATATCACCCAGCGATAGGGTTATCATGCGGTACGATTGAAAGGAGCAGTGGATGGCTAGAAAGAAACTTGGCAATCAGAATCCTACTCAATCGGTAATTTTAAAATACGTCAAGAAAAATTCTAAGGCAAAAGAAGCGATTGAGCTTTATGAAAGAACTGGGTTATCTTGTTACTCTTGGCAGATAAACCTATTGACCCCTATGATGGCCGTTGACAAAGATGGCCTATGGGTTCATCAGAAGTTTGGCTACTCTATCCCACGACGTAATGGTAAGACTGAAGTTGTTTATATTTTTGAAATCTGGGGTCTGCACGACGGGATGAATATTCTGCATACGGCCCATAGAATTTCAACCTCCCACTCCTCTTTTGAAAAGGTCAAGCGATACCTTGAAAAGATGGGGTATGTGGATGGAGAGGATTTTAACTCTATCAGAGCTAAGGGACAAGAGCGAATTGAACTTTACTCAACAGGTGGTGTAATCCAATTTCGTACTAGGACATCAAATGGTGGTCTTGGTGAAGGATTTGACATGATGATTATCGATGAGGCTCAGGAATATACAACTGAGCAGGAGTCGGCCTTGAAATATACGGTAACGGATAGTAGCAATCCAATCACAATCATGTGTGGGACACCACCTACACCTGTTTCAAATGGGACGGTATTCACAAATTACCGTAAGAATTGCCTGTTTGGGAAAGGGAAATACTCAGGTTGGGCAGAATGGTCGGTTTCTGAGGAAAAAGAAATCGATGATGTCGATGCCTGGTACAACTCTAATCCCTCAATGGGCTACCATTTGAATGAGCGGAAGATAGAAGCCGAGCTTGGTGATGATAAGCTAGACCATAACGTGCAGCGTTTGGGTTATTGGCCTGAATACAACCAGAAATCTGCAATTTCGGAAACGGAATGGAATGAGTTGTGTGTGGACTCTATGCCTGATTTGTCAGGTAAGTTGTTTGTCGGAGTTAAATATGGTCAAGATGGCGCAAACGTAGCGTTGAGCATTGCGGTTCGTACTGTAGATGAGAGGATTTTTGTTGAGACGATTGACTGTCAGTCGGTCCGTAATGGGAATGACTGGATCTTGGATTTTGTCAAGCGTGCCGATGTGGCTACTATCGTAGTTGATGGGGCAAGCGGTCAGAAAATCCTTGATGAAGAGTTGAAGAAAGAACGCATGAAGAGTGTGATATTGCCCACGGTTAAGGAAATCATCGTGGCTAACTCTATGTGGGAACAAGGGATTTATCAAAAGACCTTGTGCCATGCTGGTCAACCGTCTTTGAAGAAAATCACAACCAACTGCGAGAAGCGGAACATCGGTTCAAATGGTGGGTTTGGCTATCGCTCGCATTTTGCGGATATGGATATTTCTTTGATGGATAGCGCCTTGCTTGCGCATTGGGCTTGTGTGACAACTAAGCCTAAGAAAAAGCAAAAAATCAGTTATTAAGAGGAGCGGTTGAGAGACTGCTTTTTTTGATGCCTAAAAAATTACCGAACTGCCGGGAAAGCAGGAGAAAGGAGACATGAAGATGTCTGAATTTAAAAAGATTGAAACACAGGAAGAGCTAGATAACATCGTGAAGGAACGTATCAGACGTGAGCGTGAAAAATTCGGTGATTATGATGATCTCAAGAAACGTGTTTCAGAACTTGAAACTGAAAACAATGCTTTGAAGTCTACTGTTGAAGATAACAAGCAAACCAGAGCGGGATTAGACGCTCAAATCACTGAGTTGCAGGGGCAAGTGAGCAATTATGAAACTGCTAGCTTGCGAACTCGTATCGCTTTACAAAATGGCTTGCCTTATGACTTGGCTGACCGTCTTCAAGGCGCTGACGAAGAGGCATTAAAGGCTGACGCTGAGCGTCTAGCTGGCTTTATGCGTCCAGCAATACCTCAAGCACCGCTAAGAGATACTGAGCCTGCTATGGGTGATGACAAAACTATGCAAATGAAGCAAATGCTTCGTGAATTACTACCAAAAGGAGAATAGAAATTATGACAGATAATGCAATGAAAGCTGGAACACTTTTCAAACCAGAACTAGTAACAGAATTGATTGACAAGGTACAGGGGAAATCTGTATTGGCTAAATTGTCAGCACAAACTCCAATCCCATTTAATGGAGTAGAGCAATTCATCTTCAACCTTGAAGGAAATGCGCAAATTGTTGGTGAAGGTGAGCAAAAACTCGGAAATAAAGCGAAGTTGACTTCAAAAGTTATCAAACCGCTTAAATTTGTTTACCAAGCTCGTATTACAGATGAATTTAAAAATGCGTCTGAAGAAAAACGAATGAACTTCTTGTCAGCATATATGGACGGATTCGCTAAGAAGATTGCGGAAGCCTTTGACCTTGCTGCTCTTCATGGTTTAGAGCCAAAATCCATGACAGATGCAACATTTCGTGCAACCAACTCATTTGATGGTGTAATCAATGGAAGTATCGTGACGTATGATGAAACTAAAATCGATGAGAATTTGGAATCAGCAGTCCAGCAAGTTACAGCTAGAGGATGTGAAGTAAATGGCATTGCTTTGTCACCAGCTGCTGGACAAGCATTGGCAAAAGTTAAAGTCAACGGTGTTGTTCAATATCCTGAGTTCCGTTTTGGTCAAAATCCAGATTCGTTCTACGGCATGAAATCAGATATCAATAAGAACCTTACTGTCACTGGTGGAACCGCTGAAACAGACCATGCTATCGTTGGGGACTTCCAAAACCGCTTCAAGTGGGGGTACTCTGAAAATATTCCGATGGAAATCATTGAATACGGGGATCCAGATGGTGCAGACCGTGACCTTAAAGCCTACAATGAAATCTGTTTGCGTGCGGAAGCCTTTATCGGCTGGGGTATTCTTGATGAAGATGCCTTTGCGCGTGTGAAAGCGTAAGTTTTATGGCTTTATACCGTGATACGAAAACGGGCGTGATTATCTCCGCTGAGAGTGTTCTTGGCGGAGATTGGGTGCCTGTGGAAGATACGGCACCAAGCGGAGCGGATTTGACCGTGGCGGAATTAAAGTCTAGTTTGGATGAATTAGGCATTGATTACGATAAGAGTTCAAAAAAATCCGATTTGGTAGCCTTGTACGAGGAAAACAAGGGTTAAGCTATGGGAAATTTTGCAAAGATTGAAGACTTGGAATTGTTGTGGCGCTCGTTGAAATTTGATGAGCGTGCAAGGGCTGAGGCTCTGTTGGAAGTTGTATCTAATTCTTTGCGAGTGGAAGCTGAAAAAGTCGGCAAAGACCTTGACGATATGGTGGCAGAAAGCGTGTCATTCGCTAGTGTTGCCAAGTCTGTCACAGTCGATATCGTGGCACGAACCCTCATGACCTCAACAGACCATGAACCAATGACTCAGGTATCTGAAAGTGCCTTGGGTTATTCGTTTAGTGGTTCTTACCTTGTTCCTGGAGGCGGTCTCTTTATCAAAGACACCGAACTGAAAAGGCTTGGTTTGAAGAAAAAACAACGATATGGAGCGATTGAAATTTATGACCTACCTAAAAGGAATCCCTGTCATTTTAGTGGACAAGGTGGAAATTGGTAACGACGATTTCGGTCATCCAATCCATCGTGATGTTGAGATTGAGGTTCAAAATGTATTGGTTGCCCCAACTTCATCAGAGGACGTCATCAATCAAATGAATTTGACTGGGAAAAAGGCGGTTTATACACTTGGTATTCCTAAAGGGGACACTAACAAGTGGGAAAATCGTGAGGTTAAGTTTTTTGGTCGCAAATGGCGGACAATTGGCCTCCCTCAAGAGGGGATTGAGTCAATGATTCCATTATCGTGGAATAGAAAGGTTATGGTTGAAGTTTATGAGTAATATGAAATTTCAATTGAATCCACTAGGGGTATCTGCTCTGTTACGTTCTCCTGAAATGCAAGATATTTTAGAAGAGAAAGGGCAGGGTATTGTTGAAAGAGCTGGCGAGGGGTTTGAATTGACTGTATCGCCAGGGCAGAAGCGTGCCAATGCAAAGATTAGTACAACTGACATCAAGAGCATGGCCAGAAATAAAAAACATAATATTTTACTGAAGGCTATGAGAGCAAGATGATCGAATTAGTTATAAAGAAATTTTTGGACGGACAGTTAGAGGTACCGTCTTTTTTTGAACATAAACCGAATATGCCTGAGAGTTATGTCATTTTAGAAAAGACTGGAAGTGGTGGAAGTGACTATGTTCATTCTGCTACATTCGCTTTTCAGAGTTATGCACCATCACTTCAAAAGGCTGCTGAGTTGAATGAGAAAGTCAAGAAAGTAGTTGAGGATCTCATCACAGTCAACGAAGTCAGCGGTGTGCATCACAATAGTGACTACAACTTTACAGACACGGAAACGAAGCAATATCGCTATCAAGCGG